CAAAGCCGCCTTGCCGTGGTCGGCGGGCAAGTGGATTTGGCTGTTGCGGTTGCGGTTCTGTTTCTGGTTCCGGCGCATTTACCACCCTATCGGCAACAGCGTTAATATTCAGCGACAAGATGCACAATGCGGCGTATGCGTACACCCTGCAATCAAGTGCTTCATTGCGTGTTCTTGTCTTTACAAATTCGCGGCGCGGAAAGCCTTTTTGATATTTTGTGACGATTTTTTCACTATTCGCTAACTGCTGATAGTATTCGTCAGAACGCCCCGCCGGAAAATGACAATAGCCCGCACCTTCCGATTGTATCTTAAGACGCGAAAATATCAACTCCTTGATTGGAAAAGTGCCGACAGTGAATAGCTTTATCTTGCCAATGTTGTTTTTTGACGGTCTGCCGACAAGCGGTCGCTGTTCACCGGCCATACCTTTGATAGCAAATATCCGGCGACCTTCGCGTGGTCTGACAAAGTTATACACCGCCTGTGTATAGTGACCGCCACTATCGACACAAGCTGCCCTGATGCCAAGTTGTCTGCCGCTTTCGGTCGTATAGCTGGCTTTTAGGATGTTATCCAGATCATTCCACAGATGCGGCGTTGACGGGTCGCCATACAGCGTTTTGTAATCCAGCGACCAACTCTCTTCATCACGCCCCCAGCCGACCAATTCCAATTCTAGCCGGTCATCCTGCACATCGATGCCAGCCGTTATGACAACGATGTCATCTGGTATGTTTGCGCCAAATTCCTCTTCGCGGTCATCAAAGCGGATGTCACCGACCGTTTCGCCAGCGTCTTCCCAAGTTTCAGCTAAAAATGTATTCACAAACACCCGCAACGTGTCCGGTGCCTTTTTAGCTATTAGGAAATCGCGCACTGCATCTGCCAGCATTGTCCAAGGCGAATATAGCCCGTTGATGTGGAAACCAGCCACGCCGGTGAAATCAGCAGTGGCCACCCATTCGCCTCTTCGCACAGATCTGTTGCGCTTGGCATCATCCCAGACACTGCCGCACGCTTCGCACGCATAATATGCAGTCTCCGGCTTGTCCTTTTCCCATTTGACGTTTGACCATTTCAGCGTTTGCACTGTGCCGCAATCTTCACAAGGCACGAAATACTGCCGCTTGTCACTTTCTTCATACTGGCTTTCAATCATCGACGCGCCTTTATTGGTCGGCGTGCTGACCATTACCATCTTGCGGTTGTGAAACGTGGCCGACCGTTTTCTGGCCAATAGGATCGGTGAACCTTCGGAACCGGCAGATGGCGGGTAACGGTCAACCTCATCGCATAAAACCACGCGGATCGGACGTGATGCCAAGCCAGCGGCACTGTTCGACCCGACTAAGCTGATATGACCGCCGGTGAATACCTTGTGCGTTGTGGTGTTGTTTGCATCGCGGCTGCGCGGATCTTTGACGCTGCCTTTAAGTGCTGGCGTATCGCGCAACATTGGTGCCAGCCGGTCTTTGCTAAATGCCTGTGCCATTTCCAGCGTTGGCTGAACAAGCAGGATCGGTGACGGGTCGTGATGGATGTGAAAGCCGATGACGTTCAACAGCATTTCGGTTTTGCCGACCTGTGCGCCAGCCATTACCACGATGTCACGCAAACGCGGATCGCTGATCGCATCCATAATGCCGCGCTGATATTCGGCGCGTGATGTGACCCAACGACCGGCGGCGGCACTAGCTTCCGATGACAGTCGCCTTTCGCGGTCTGCCCACTCTCCCACGCTTAGGCGCGGCGGTGGCTTTAGCGTCTGCATTGCCCCCACTATCACCGCCGTCAGTGACGCTTGTGCGTCCAGCGTGTTCGTGTGGTTGGTAAGATGATAATTCATCTAGTGCTTCTCTCACTTGGTTTTCTAAAATGCTTTGAACGGTTGCCAGTTCGGTTTCAGTTGCACAGACCGGCGCACACACTGACGGCAATGCCAGCAACCGCGCTTTCATTGCTGCTAACACGTCAACCCACGCACCGGCAACATCTTCCGCTGGCACCAGCTTGCCTTTAGCTTGCAGCAGTTCAAGTTCGGCCATTTGCGCGTCAGCTTCCATTTTGCGTGCGCGTGCGGCGTTATAGTCGGCATCCTCAATGCGTGGTCTTCCCACTGGTTTCTTTGCTTTTTCTGCAACAGTCTGCGCCATTTTCTTCCCTTTATTGCAATATTCAAAATAATTCTGTCGCTAGAAATCTTTTGCGGTCGCGCGTTACCCGTGAAAGTTTGGCTGCGGAAGTACCTTTTTATCTCGCACGCTTGGCACTCCGCTTGGCTGCCGCAAATCTGCGACCAAAATTCCTGTTGAATGCCCCCCTAGCGAACCGTTGACTGTCCTCATAAAAGCTAAACTGCTTCGGCACGTTCAAGCTGCGCTGCTCTAACAAATACAAACGCTTCAATGGATAACGCTTCTTCGTGCGGCGTTCCAATATCATCTGCTGGCCACCGACCGTCTGCTTAAACGCCTTCGGTCTGTCCAACACTGTGCGTGGTGCGTTGCGATTGTATCCTGCACGACCGCGCACTGCTGGCCGGTCTGCTGCTGGTATCGCTATGCTGCGGCCATTAGCGTGCTTCAAGCCACCAACAGCCAGACGTTGCAGATAGTCTTTGTGCATCGCGCCTGTCGGATGGTTCTGCACTATCGACCGCAGTTTGCGTTTAGTCGCGCGGTTGTTCCCGCGTATAGGCATCATCGCTGCCTTCATAAACGATCTGTTCTTGGCGTCCACATCGCTTGGCCATACACGTTCGATGGTGTTGCGGCGTGTCTCAAACGCTGCATCATTCAATGCTTGTGACATAGCAAACGGCATCTGGTTCTTGCCAAACGCATCTAATGCTTTCGTGAACGCTGGCAGATTGCTTGTGACGTTAACTGACATCGACCCTGCTGCTGCCTGTGCCACTGCGCCGCGACTGACGCCGCCAGCTATGGCACCACGCGCTGCACCGCCTACAACTAATCGCCCTGCAAATGCCAGTAACTGTATCGCCATTAGTGTTGCGTTTCCTGTTCCAGTTCCAATATCACCACAGTGCCAGACGTGTCCCGCGCATCGAATATAATGCCATCGCACTCAGTGCAGTTGATCGTGCCGCTATTCTCTTCGACACAGCCATATGTCTCAGCCTGACAGTGCAGACATATACAGACCTCTTCAAAGAATAACACATATGACATTTGCAAACCATAAGCGCAAAACAAAAGCCGGTCAATCACCGGCCTTTGTCCCTCTCTCCAGTTGTTGTCAATCTTCATCATCTGGCGGGTCTGTCTTTACATCACCCTGCCCGTTGCATATCTCGCATATCACCCGCTTGCCGGTGTCAATCTCATAACGCCCCAAGCCAAAGCAGTTGTCACACGGCTTATAGTGATCCATCACATATGGCGGCACAAAGCCTTTCGGCAGATCTGTCATTGCACCACACCCCAGTTGCCAGACATCCAAGCCCATATTGTGTATTCTTTGCCCCATACGTCAAACATCAGTGACGCCACGGCCAGCAAAAACACCAACCCGCATATCTCTTGCCATATACGCATATCAACCCCCTATGATGCTATGACCGCGATTGATCAGACACTTGTTGACCATCTGCCGCACCTCAAATGGCAAATGATACCAGCTAGTGGCCATATCTGCCAACGCACGACACTCAGCCACGTCACGCTGATAAAGCTGCGCCTTATCCTCGCTAACGCGCAAATCGGCTATTGGGGCGCGACTGGCGCACCCCGATAACACGATTGCTGTTACGACTAGCCAGCGCATTATGCTGACTGCACTGATGCAAGATATGTCTGCATCTCTCTCGCACGTTTGTCGAAAAACTTGCCACCGCGCACGATGCTTGGCTCATCGTTCCAGTGACCTTCGCGGTAGTCGATCTGTGCGCGATTGTCTAAATCGCCAACAAACAACTGCATAACATCGAAACGCACTAGCGTTGATGGCTTAATATTGTCAGCCAATAATTCATTGAGGAAATCAACATAGGCATCGCGCAACTCAACAGGCTCTATATTGCCAGCGCACTCAATGAAATTACACAACTCTGAATAGTTGTAGCGGCCAGAGGTGTTAAAGCGAAACTTGAAAGGTAATTTAGTCATTTTGCAAACTCCCGTTTTGCTGTGGTGGGCGGGGCTGTTAAGCCGCCGCCTTGACGTTGTGTTTTGCAACATATCTGGTGTGTTCCCAAATGCGCCCATCTTTTAATATCTGTTGCAAACCAAAACGCTTTGCCGTTTCAGAAATTACGACAAACTTTTTTTCTGAATAATCATCGCGTGAAAGGTCTGTAACGATGTCACCGATTTTGATTTGTGTTGTCATTTTGGATACTCCCGTTTCCGTGTTGATGACTTACAGTGCGCCTTTATTTACCCCTAGTCAACACTTATTTCCATTTTTTTACACATCAGCACCCACTTTTTTTAATTCGGCAATCACATCCGGTCTGTTTTGCTTGTAATAGGTGCGTAAACCGTCACCCATTGTCTGCCACTGTTCTAAGCTGACCATCCTGCGCTGTGGCGGTGTCCATTCTGTTGATTGGCTATTAAACGCCCTAGGTTGCCCACTGACGCGCTTTGGCTTGTTTTTGGCATCTCGCATACACCAGTTGCGCCAGAACGCCTGTACGTCGACATACGCGGCTTTGTTACCGTTTTGCTGATCCCACATCCTGATTGCTTGTAAGACCTCACCACCGTTAAGACCTTTATCAGCGGCATAGGCCAGATCTTCATCCGATGGCGTCCAATCACAAACTTTGGTTTTCTGCTGTTTTTTATTTAACGGTTCTTTAATGGTTATGGGTGCATCTCCTGCAGGGGTGTCCTGCATCTGGTGCAGGGGTGCGAGATATGCAGGGGTGTATTCTGTTGACCGACCAGACCTATGATTTCGGCGCAAAAAGCCTTCATCTTCCAGCTTTTTCAGCTTTGCTCTGACGGTTCGCTCTGACGCACCCGTAATGTGGCAAATATGCCCCACAGATGGCCACGCAACGCCCCGCGCATCGTTGTGATGGTTTGCCACCACAATAAGTACCAGCTTTGCAAGCGGGTCGTTTACAGGCGCATCCATCGCCCAATCTAACGCTTTAATGCTCATATCACACACTCCCCGTGACTGGCTTGGCAAAAATAACCTTGTTCATCAAATACCCAATCCTGTTGACGTTGCACGAAATCCACAAATTCAGCCAAATTTCTGCCTTTTCTGAAAGTGCTATCAATCATCTTTTCTTGCTTTATCCACCAATTTGCCCGATCTGGATGTTCACGCGCCATTGCCGCCAAAATGCTTTCGCTTTTTAAAAAGCAAAAATCACAATTGCCATAAAGTGATGCGCCTTTTACGTTGGGCAGTTGCAAATCAAATGCTTGCTCTTGCCAAAACCCAGCCACGTCCGCTTTGGTAATGCCAGCTTGTATCATTGGAAACCAATACGACCAACGATCTTTGCTTTCGCTTTTTTCCCGATGTGCTTCATCCGCGCGTATCCCGACCGCCGCAACCCACTTTTTCCAGCCAAGCTGTTTTGTCAAATATCGCTTCATTGGCAAAATCTTCAGTTCTGTTGTGCAAAAACGCGCCGCAATATTCGGCAAATATTTTTTTTGTCTAATCATCAATTCAAATGGTTCACCATAAAAACTTGCGTTTTCATAATCTGTCAGCCGATACCCAGCTTTGCCATCTGGCCGGTCGTATTCCAGCCACGCAATCGGCACGCCCCATTTTTCACTGCATTCATTTACAAAATCTAGCGTTTGTTGCATTTCCCGACCTGTGTTCGCAAACGTCACAACCGCGCGTTCCGGCAGACCATCATTTGCTTCGATAATGCGATAAAGCATATAAGCTGACGTTCTGCCCCCGCTAAAACTGATCTGCACGTTTCCATCTGGCAAAATAAATTCATTCATTATCAATTATCTCCAATGTCAGTGCCGCATAGCCAATGATGTCCAATAAACTGTCAACGTGCTTGCACTCGCTGTTTGCCAGCCGTGACAGTTTCATTGCGATCATCATCGCCCCAAACTGCTCCGGCGTAATATCTTTACCAGCAATCATCGACATCATCTGGCTTGTCTGTGTCCAGTTTTTACGCAGATCGCCGTAACTTTCCCCGCGCTGCTTCAAAATCGCTTGCACATTTTCCAATGCTTTAGAACGGTTCATTGAATACCTCTAAAATTGTAAACTCTTGAATTGGCACTTCGGCCATCAACCCATAATCACGCTCAATTCCGCGATCCCGTCTGCCGCCGATAGTTGTTTCAAAATCCACGTTGAAATTGACATAACCAATGCAGTCGATCCATCGCACGATTAAAAATGTCGGCAAGCCGGTTTCAAACGCCACTTGCCGCGCATACATCATTTTGTGCAGATGCAGCAACGATGTTTTGTATCGGCTGATCTCAAAAGTGCGGCACTTTATTTCTGCAAACGCCGCTATTCCGCCATCACGCACCAGCCCGAAATCAAGCTGATCATACTGTGGCAGCTTCACAAAATCTACGTTCCAAACGCGGCTGACCGATTGCATTGTTTGCAGTTCTAGCACCCGATTTGCTTTAGTCTCCATATCAACCCCCATTCGGATCATATGATAGGTTATTCGGATTAAACGGGATGATGTTGTGCTTGTTGCGCGTGTTTTTGCAGTATTCCGCGCGGATAACACCAAGCGGTTCAACGCCATCTTCAATATGTCGCGGATAAACCCGCACCTCAATGCCGGTCTTGCCTTTAAACAAATGTATCGTCAGATCTTTAACGTCAATCCAGCTTTCCGCTGACAGCATCGTATAAGTGCGATCACCGATTGTTTGATAGCCATCATCCATTTGCTAATATCTCCCGCGTGACATAACAGAACGTGTCAATATCCATTTCACAGGCATATCGCCAGTCGTGCTTTTCAGCAATGTCACCAGCCATCACAAAAAACGTCAAATATGTCATCGCTTGCACCGGCACTCTTACCCGCGTCTTTTGTCGATCCAGCCGGTAAAACAGACAAGGCATTTTATCGCCGCCAGCATATTCAGCCGCCGCGCATACTTGATCCCACCACGCACTATCCACCCCCGATTTTCGCCTCTTGCATTCCAGAACAAAAGGAAAATCGCAATCATCAGTATATAAATCGCCAAGGTGTTTCTGGCGTGTCTGATCCAATTCACGCACGAATGTGATGCCAAGCTGATCATATAATTCTTTTGCGATTTCATATTCATAGCCCTTGCCTTTATTGCGGCTTTTCAATCCAGACATCGCTGCCCCCGTTCGGTTGGTTTCGCATATCATTGCCGAAACGGGATTAATCTGTAAAGCGGAAATTTAAGTGTTGCAAAATGTTAGTGCGTGGAATACGGTGTCGAAATGAAACGGGAAATCGGAAAAGAATGGCGTGACGCTGACCTGACACACTTATCTGTCAGCCAGCTAAATCGCACGCCTGCATATTGGATTTACGCATATTTGTATCTGCGTGATGACCGCAAAAACATTACTGTCGGGGAAAACGCCGCAGTCGGTACAGCAGTGCATAACGGCTTGCAGTCAATCGTCTGCCACGGTCAGGATATTACTGATCAGATCTTGGCAGCACAGATTGCGTTTGATTTCCACGATGCTAATCAGGATGCCGCAAAGCGTGAAAAATATCGTGATTGCATCCCGGATATGATCCGCAACGGCATCGACATATTGACTGAATATGGCTTTACAGGCGCGGTTGATGAAGAACGCATCGAAACGTGGCTTGATGGCGTCAACGTGCCGCTGATCGGCTTTGTTGATCTATTGGTGCCGGATACGATGTTTTGTGAAATAAAGACCAAAGCACCGCGTAAAACAAAGCTGCTGAAAGATGGCACGCAGGGATGGGCGAAAGCGACCCTGCCAAAAGCACCAGAAAAAGCGCACGTTGCACAGGCTGCGATTTATCAATACGCGCTGCAAGTGACGCCATCGATATGTTACATCACTGATCACGATGCTGTGATGTTCACGCCGTTTAACTGTGATGAATTGAAATCTGACGCACTAGCGTATGCGGTTGAAGATATGCGGCAAAAGGCATTGATCCGGCAGAACCTGTTGCGCGTCAGCACAGATCCGAAAGTGCTGGCCAGCTTTACCGATCCAGATTGGGGTCATATGTATCAATGGAAAATCGAAACCGAATATTTAGAAAAGGCGAAAAAATTATGGAAGCTGTAAAACTTGACAAAGCATTGAGCGATTTCCGCAACGCGGCAACGCTTGGCAAATCTGGCAAAAACCCGATGTTCAAAAGCCAATACAGCACTTTGGGTGATGTGCTATCTGCGCTGAATAAAATATCTGAATATGGTTTGGCGTTTAAGCAATATTTCAGTGATGATTGTTTGGTCACAACTGTGTCGCACATCGAAACCGGCGAAAAGTTTGACAGTGCCATACCGATCCGGCCAGAAAAGAACACACCGCAGTCATACATCAGTTGCGTGACCTATCTGCGCCGCGCCAGTTTAATGACGATGTTCGGATTGAATGCGGACGATGATGATGGTAACTTGGCATCTGGCAATGGCGCGTCTTCCTCCCGTTCGCAGCCTATGTCAAAGGCACCGGCAGTCGCTCCCACTTCGGCTGTCGGTGCCGCCTCCCCAAACATCGATAAAGAATTGCAGCAATGCAATAGTGCGCGTGATGTCAACGCGCTTTACACCAATCTGGTGCGTGCGCGTGACGTGACGCCAGATGAAATTGAAAAAATGCGTATTAGAAAAGAGGAATTAAAATGAGCGATTATGATGATACAAATCGGGGTGCGATTTTCAAAAACGACAAAACGTCTGACACCCAGCCAGACTATACCGGCAAGATCAATGTCGATGGCGTGGAAAAGCGCATTGCGTTGTGGATACGCGAAAGCCAAAAAGGCACCAAATATATGTCAGCAGCTATCAGCGACCCACAGCCGCCGCAAAACCAGCCACAAAGCCAGCCGCAGGGTCAGCCGGTAACATTGTCACAAGCTGTTGATGATGCGATCCCGTTCTAAACCAAAAACATCACGCCGGATGCCGCGCCTTGAGCGTTGCATCTGGTGTGAAAAAGATGTGGATCTAAACGGCAACGATTGGGTCTGTGACGGTAGCAAACAAGTGCTGCACGTTGACTGCTTTAATGACAGGTTAGGGATAATAAATGCAAATCGACAAAAACATACCGCTGCCACCTAAACGGCACGCGATCAGATCAAAAGCTGTGGCTTTTGTTGACACAATGCAAGCTGGTGACAGTGTGCTATTTGATGATGTGTTAGATGCCAATAGGCTGCGTGATGCGCTGCGTTATCGCGGCATCAAAACGTCAATGCGTAAAGGTGACGACGGGGTGCGGGTATGGCGTCTGTCGTAAAGGTGCCATCATATGAGGAATTGCGTGCTTGTTTGCAAATCCCCAAAGCAACCCCGCCGCTTGACCGGCTAGGTCGGCGTAATACAGCAACCACGCCAAAAGCGTTGCTGATCGAACGTGTAAAAAGAGAGCAGTGTTAGCTGCTCTTTTTCTTATTTTGGAAACTTTCCAGCGCACCGGCACCAAAGTAAAAACCCAAGATGATCATCATCGCATAGTTGATGCTAAACTGTTCCATCACTTGCGTCACCGCATTCGGGTCGCCGGTTCCGGCAATCGTCATTGTCAGCACGATGATATAACTGGCCAGAAACGTGAACCCAAACATCAGTGCCAGATAGCGTTGCGCCAGCTTAAACGGTGCATAGGCATTCATCAAATCTATGCGTGCTTTGCTTTTTGCGGCAATCTCTTCTTCAGTGCTGGTGTGCATATCGTCGATCAGCTTCATACCCTGCTTCACGACATCGCCAGACCCCAAAATTTTACCTAATACTGCAAGCATATTAATAACTCCAAACATTCGGACGCGGTGCGCCGCCAAACGTGTCTAAATGCAAAAACCTTGCACTGCCTTTTTGTGCCACACCGATGCCAGTGAAACCCATCTGGAAAGCCAGCCGCATCAGTTCGTGCGCTTGTTGCCCGTTGCACGCTATATCAACCGCACAGCCCCGCGTATGCACTGACAGTTTGCCGGTAGGCTTGCTGGCTTCGATGCTGTGCTTCGGGCTGCGATAGCCGCTGGTGACGGTCATTGGCTGACCATACACATCACGCAATTCTTGCAACTTCGCCATAAACGATGCCGACATATTGCATTCGCCGGTTTCACTGCACGCAAATTCGTCTTTGCTAAAATTAGGATACTTTGACCAATCCATTCATCTGCCTCATTTCCATAATGACATCAACCGCGTGATGCCAGCTATCAGCCTCGTTTTCAGCCGTAAACCGTGTCGGTGACACCCGTTTGGTTTTGTGCCGTAACAACGATGTGACGGGCATAAACAGGCAACGTCTTGATTGGGGCTGAACCAGAGCGACAATATCATAATCCTCAATCGTTGGGCTGCGTTTGTTGCCGCCGTGGCCAAGTTGGAAATGGCAAGACGGGCTTCGACGCCTAGTAGGTAAACACGGGTTCGATGCTTTAACTTGAATGCGTAAAATCGTTTCATCTTGAAAAGCCACTAAATCAATTGCGGTTTGCTGTGCCATTGCGACGCGCCAATCTAACGCTAAGATCGCAGCGGCGGCAATATGCTCACCAATTAGCCCAAGTGTCACCGACAACTAAATCGCCATAATCAGCCAAACAACACCGCCAAGTGTCAGTGCAATAAGCCCTGCAATCAACCCCCAAACAATCAAATTATCGATAAACTCTTGTCGCGCAATTTCTTCTTCTTTTTTGCGTTTTCTGATTTCGCCTTGCAGCCTGATGATCTGTTGCCAAGCGTTCATCCCGTAATGCCCGATCACGAAATTGCGTAATTCATTTTCCATCTGCTGCGCTTTTTTTAACGCAGCAAAACTTTCCAACGCTTCTTCTTCAACCGACCCAAAGCGGCGCGATTTAGCTATGCCGTGTGATGTTTTGATGTTTTGGATAGCACCCATCCAGCGGCCAAGATCGCCAGACATACTTTCGATCTGTTTACCGGCTGCAATGCCTTTTTTTAGCAGATTAAAACTGGTCGTGGCGGCTGCTAATAATGTGACGGGATCCATTTGGCCACCTCGATGTCATAGTTACTCCCGTACTAAGTAAACAATCCAGATCAGCATAAACGTCTGGATCAGATCGATCATAGGTATCTGTATCATTTGCGCTGCCTCATTCTCCATAGTCGCCAAAACACTAACACCATCGCACCAAATGCTGCGGCCATACCAAACCAGCTTTCAAGCGCATCCACCCACATTGGCGCAGACAAGCCGGTGGCTATTGTCGCAATGTCAATTTGGGTGTCGTTGTCCATCAGTCAACATCCTCTTCGGCAGTGTTGCCTTGCTCAATCCACACAAGATATTCCTGATAGTCAACATTAGCGGGATCAAAAGGAATAAAAGCGTTGTCCTCAAGCCTGACAATACTGCGTCCACCGATCATATTTGTCTTGATAACGTACATATTAAAGCTCCGAATTAAATGTAAGCAATTGCCCGTCAGTAGTAGTCTGGTAGTAAAAAAGTCCTAATCTGGTTTTTACGACTTCCGCAAAACCAGCCCCACCACCTGAAATCGTTGGGGCAGCCCTCATTTCAACAGGATAATTTGTTCCAGTTGGAGCAACTCCGCTAACAACTGCGGAAACATATTTAGTATCTTGGAAATAATACCGCTGACACTTTCTAAGCGTAGTGCCGATATCCTCGTGGATGAAGTCAGTCGCTGTTTGGCCTAATTCTAATTTTACGCCAGTGATGTCTAAAGTTGCATCAGATGTGCCAGCCCAATTTGCAATGTCATCAGGCAGGTACTTTGTTGAATCTAACGCAACCCAACTATCCATTGTTGCGGTGCTGTCTGTAAAATTTGTGCCAAGCCAAGCTACAAAATGAATACTTAATCCACTGCCATCGTCATTGTTAAACACTAAATTAGAGTTGCCAGAAATGGTTTTGGTCACTTTTGTCCAAGTATTTGCCGCTAGTGTTTCTGTAAAACTAAACTGATAACTTGCGTCATCTGCTGTTATGTAAAGACCGTATTTACCAGCAACACTTGAACGCACCCAAAAACTAAGTGTTACATAACTGCTTGTACTTGTGTAATTCCAACCAGAGTTAGAGATATTTTGCGCTTCAATACGATGAATTATTTGACGATAGTCACCAGTACCAGATGTGGTAGCTGTGTTTGTCATTCTAAAGTAATTTCTAAAGCCTAAAGCATAAGGCGCATCACTTGATGTTAAACTTTCTTGAGAACCCGTTACAGTTCCGCCAACACCATAACTGTTTTGCCAACGGTCAACGCTTCCATATCCATTGGTTGTGCTACTGGTACCCCGCTGTGCCACTTGCATCGCACCATTGATGATGAGGTTAGGGTTCGGCTGAATGGATGTTGCAGGCAAACTGACTGTGTCATTTGCTTGATCAAATTCAAATAAAGTGATCCACGCATCATTATCAGCATTACGCATTTTGATAAAATCAGTCGTGGTGTCATACCAAAGCTGATATGCGTATGTAGTCGATGGCGCGGTTGCACCAGCATTTGTGGTTGCAATAGCTGCCAGCGCATTATTCAAATCTGTGCGCGTATTTGGAAACGTCTGATTGTCTATTACATAATCGTGTTGTGACATCTAAAACCCCGTTGCAACGTAATCAAATAACCTACTGACACCTGTATCGCTGCTATCATAAAAAGCAATAGTGAAACCGGTTGTTGATTTACTTGTTATAGCATAATAATCGCCACTTTGCATATTACCTACTGAAATAGATACAGCCAACAATGTCTGAAACGGCGTGTCAAAAGTGATAGCTTTTGCGCTAACACCAGATGTTATATCGCTTTCGCTTTGTGTGCGCGTTGGCAGTTGTGCTTCAAACGATAATTCTTCAATAGCTGGCGTTTCATCACTTTCTGTCGTGTTTAACGCCGCCCTGAACCTAAAGGCACGCGCTTTATAACTGCCAGCCGTTAGTAACCGATATGCCGACCAGCTTGGCGAACCGGCGGGGTCATCTTCGGTCGTGCTAACGAATAAATCAACATCTGTCGCGCCATCAACCGGCGTGCCAGTGTGTTGCGATATTTGTGACACTTTAATCGTTGGATTTATCTTTGCAGTGTAAACACCGGTCAAATCAATATAGTTTGTTGTATCATATTGACCAGTCGATGAAATATTGCCTAAACCACCATCAAAAAGACCACCAGCATCATCGAAATTGCCAGAAACGCTATCGAACAGATTTGTTGTATCTAGCACTAATTTGTTTTCTGACACTACGCAATTTGTTTTTGTGCCGGTAAACGCAGTGTGTTCATCTATATCGTCAACAAAGTTAAAGCCAAAAACTTCATCAACCAGCGCAATACTTGATGCAGCGGTGCCGCTTTGATTGTCAAATTTGTCAAATGCCTTGATAAAATATGTGCCAGTCAATGCCGGTACGATTGCCGTGTTTGCCGGTCGTGACACTTTTTTGGCAAGTGTGCGTGAATTATTATAGGTTGCGCCAGTTGTTAGCGGTGAATGTCTGATGATGTAATGTGACAAATCCAGATCAGTTACCGGCGTCCAGATTAGATCAGCCTGTTCACCAATGATATTTACACTGAAATTTGTTACGTCAGATGGCGCATCTGTTGCGCCAGATACCGTATGTTGCACAGCCGTATAAGGCGATCTCGCTAGTGTGCCGATGCCACGCACGCGGATATCATATGTAATATCTGACTGCACATTTGGTATTGTGAAAAATCCACCGCTGGCAATGCCTAGACTAATATAATTGCTATCTGTGCTTTCTTTATATTCAGCCTCAAAATTCACGACCTGTGGGTTGGTGCTTGATGCTGTTACCTCAATAACAGATAACGGTTGTTGATTTATTGTAACCGTGTTTTCTGCTGTTGTAACAGTAGGCGCGGGCAGCGTGAACGGGTCTGGCAAGTTTGTATTGTCTGTGATGAAATCTTGCTCATCAGCATCCCAATCAAACACCGCGCTGTTTAATTCACGCAATGTCAGATCGACCCCGATCACAGGTTGATCATTCGCACCAACATCAACCGCTAATGACCATTCGCTGACTTCAAACACCTTGCTGGCAAAGCCAAGCCGGTCGTTTGTCACCATAACTGTGTCACCGACCGATAGCTTAAATGCTGATATGGTGCAAGGCATAGTCATTGTGATCTGCTGCCGGTTGCGGAATAGAGCAATCTTGGCCAGACGCTGTGCCATAGCCGGATCAGTCGTGAATGGCAGATCGTAATCTAAAAATTTAGTATCGCCACCATCTTCAGTGACAAATGCGCTTGAAACATATGCAGGGTAATCTGTCGGCACATAAAATTTGCCATCTGGATTTGCTGAAAATGGTGCAAATACACCTTTCACCGCATTGTAGTTGTCGCGTGCGCTGCGCCGCGTTTGCAGGGATATAGCCCCGCGCAGATCATCTTCATCAAGCGTAATTGTTGGAGCAACATATTTGGCGACCTTCAAATGGAATTTTCCGTTTGCAAAATGAATGGTGCCGCCACAGGCAGTCAAAAGCTGCTCAAGCACTTGTTTCGGGCTTTGATTGGTGTTAAAGGTGCCGTGAACCTCATATCTGTTTTGTGTGCCGCCACCGGCCAATGTGACCTGTTCATCACATATATTAGCCGCCGTAATAAAGCTGGCGTCATCAATTTCTGACGCATCTGCGCCAAATCCATATGTGCTGTCTGTTAAATAGTCGCGGATCGCCAGTGCAGGATTTGATGAAAATGCAGTGGTGTCATCACGCGGGTCAAATAGTTTTTTACCCTGCACCAAAACTGACAAATTTGGCACGCCAGTTGTATAAGCATCCCGATCATATTCCAGCTTCATATAACAACAAGCAATGCCCTGCAAACGGTGGTTGCTTGTCCATTTGTTGGACGCTGACACTAATTCGCTGAATGCTGTTTGTGTTGTTGTGCCTTTTCTTGTGGCAAGTTGAAATTTGCCTTGATACGGGCTTGTGGTTGTGCCAACTAATGTTTCGCTATCGCTAATCGACAATCGCACATCATTCAAATAGAAAATGTTATAATCATCAATTTCGTGTGAAGCCACAGCCAAAACAATATGCAGAAATTTGTCATCTTCGGTGCTGTCGATGAAAACAATAGTGCCGCCAACGCGCACAAGCCCATAAATAACATTGCGGGGCTGTGTCGGCTGTTTGATGTTTTGCGTTCTTCTTAAACCATTCGATTGAAAATCGCCAAGCGAATATGAATAGCTTGGGATCTCCGGTTTAGGTGCTAATGCTTGACTGGCAACATTCAGTGCGGCTGTAGCCGCCGCAGAAACACCAAATGCTTGTAATGCAGTCAGCCCCAGTATTGTGCCGCCTGTTGCATAGGTCAGGCCAACTGTCACCGCCGCAGTAACTAACGTGGTTGGGTTCGTTATTGCTTTTACGAAACTTTTAAAAAAGCCCATCTAACTGCCCCAAGTGATCTGTTTGTCTTGCAAACTGGCTACCATTTCTAAACCTTTATCGCTTGGGTAGTCAATTTTCTGATCTTCGCTTGTAAAACGTCTAGTGCGGCTGCGATCCAAATCGATCAATCTGCTTTCTGCACTGACGTTGATATTGGCTGTTGCGCCAGCATCTTCGATGGTCATCACATCCATACGACCGCTGAACATCGTATATGGTGTGTCTATGATCGCACCGCTGTCATTTAAAAAGCCAAAAAACACCTTTAACGATCTGCCTTGATAGTTTTCTGACAACGCCGCAGATACCAAACTACTGTCTAAACCAGATAACGTGATATTCACGCCATTAGCTTGCACTTGGCTGGTTTCTGCAATTTCGCTCAAATTGAGATAGCTGGCAGACCCCACATATGTTTCACTGTCAATCGTGATGTCACCGTAGCCATTCCAGACCGTAACAAGACCGCCATCAAAATCCATACGCACAGCAAAAAACGGCTGAACCTCGCCAGCCGCTAATTCAGCTTCAAAGTTAGTGCCAATCGATCTAGCCATTTATAACGCCTCAACTGCACCGAATGCCATTGAATAGAAACCGGCTGTGTCAATATTCCAGTTGTGTGTCGGTGTTGATAGCCGGAAAACACCTTTTGCATCAGTCACAACAACCGTTGCACCATCAGCCGGTGATGACCGCAGATCTGGCCATATGGTTAATGTCGCTTCGCCAGATGCGTTGCTGTTTACATCGTCAAGCACTTTGTAAAGCTGTGCGGTGCCGCTACTGCCTAGCTGGATATAATCACCCGCAAGCAAATATCCTGTAGCAGACGCTGGCAGACCGTCTATAGCCAGTTCATCACCTGTCTGGCTTGCACCGTTCACAACTGGTGTGCCAGCCGCTGACGCCGCACTGCCGCGCGGTGTTGCGGCGTTCGGGTCGCCAAGCAGAAACGTACCAAAGCCGCCATACTGCTTCATAAAGAACGTGATCCATTCTTCAGCGTCTGCGCGTTTCATTAGTGGCAAATTTATGTCAGCTTCCCAGCGTTGACCTTGGTGCCGGTAAACCGTCAGCTTATAGTTATATGGTGATGTCGTGATGCCAACAGTATTGACTGCCGTCAGGCTGACTGTCGCCACATTGGTGTTTGTCGGCATCGATAGTGGATAGGTGATTGCCATAATTAACCCCCAAACGCCGCGCTGAACGACCCACCGCGCCGCTTGGCATCCAAAACCGCACCTTTAGCCGCCTGTGCGATCTGCGGTAACATATTGGTCATTTCTGCACGCACTGTCTGCTGAACGCCGGTTGACAAATTGATGGTTTGGTTGACAACGACACCGCCGCCAATCTGGTTGTTTGGCACGATGCTGCCAGACTGGTTCGGCACAAATAATTCCCGGCCACGTTCACCGACCATATAAGGCGTGTTTTTATTGACCTGACCGCCCATTGCGCGTGGTGCAGGGTAATACACACCAGCAGTGCCAGCACCGCCGCTGATGCCCCCGCCGCCGCCAAATATGCCGCCAAATACACCACCAAGCGCACCAGCTAAAACGCCGGTCACTTGTTGCTGTATTGCCATTCTGATCATATCGCTGATAATGCTTGCAGCCATAGATTTGAACGCATCTTTGACCGATGTTGTGCCTTGTATGACGCCAAGCAAACTGTCTTCAAGCCGGTTAAGACCGCGCACCGCCATATTGTCTAGCTGTTGCGTTGTGTTGCGTGCCGCTTGTGCATATTGCTGTAATCCGGTTTTCGATTTGTTCACAGTAAATGAAACGCCGGTTGCGCTGGCTTGCACTCGCTGAAACCCGTTTGCCAGATTTTGTATCGGCTGGCTTGCACTATTAGCTGTGTTGATGATGGCTTTAATATTACCGTCAGCGTCCATCACAGCTTTGCCAGCGTTTTCCATATTGAACACGATGCGGTCAATATCTTTTTCTAGCTTTTCACCAAATGTAAATTTGGTCATTTCAACGCCAACTTGTTTAGCCAAATCAACGATGCTATTTAAAAAACCACGCAGCTTGCCAATAGCCGCGCTGATTACCTTCAACAAATTTACGATGATAAATTCAGATATTTTAGCTAATGCTGGCAAAAATGTTGCGGTAATTTGATTGCCGATAGATTTTAAAACTTGACCTAATTTGTCGAAATTATCATTTGCTGTTTCAACTGCTGCGGCTTGGTTTTCAGTCAGTTCTATTGTGACCGCATTAAACTGTTCGCGCAGCTTGTTTACTTCTTCACTGCCGTTTTGCAATGTATTGATTAGGTTGACACCAGACCGGCCAAACAAATCAAACGCAACCCGCACGCGATCAGCGGGGCTTTCGATTTCTTTCAATCTGTCAGCGACCGTGTTCAGCAATTCATTTGTCGGTCGCAGATTACCGGCGGCATCAGTCACGCTAATACCCAACGCCTCAAACGACCGCAAACCAGTGCCGATGCCGGTGCTGGCTTCAGAAATAGATCGATTGAAGCGTGTCAGACCTTTTTCAAGTTCTTCGGCTGACGCACCCGTCTGGCTGGCGGCAAATTGTAACGATTGCAGTTCATTGACGGTAAGACCCAAACGGCTTGACGCCTTGGCCAGATCGTCTATTTGACCGGCCATAATCTTGAGACCCGCACCAACGCCCAGTGCCACCAATGCGCCTTGAACGCTCATTATAGAGCGTCTGACGCGGCCTAGTCCGGCGGCAACCTTGCCAAATGCAGCGCGGGTTTTGTCAATGGCCGATATGGTAAATCTAAGATTTTGATCGGCCATCTTCCATCACCTTATAATATGCAAACCATTCGTTTAATTCACTCAGGGTCAGATCTTCAATTTCACCCTGCGTTTTGTGCAAACGATCCGCCAAGGCCATCATATTTAGCCGCAGCGGATCTTGCTTTAGTTTTTTTCCGCGTCCTCAACTGTGTCAACATCGCTGAACATCTTGCCAGCAATGTCACTAATCAGCGTCACACTCTCTTTCATAAGATACATCTTATCTTCAAGTGTAAATAGACGCTTGCCATCACCATCTTCAGCTTTTGCAATAATCAGATCAATCATACCCGTGATCGTCATATTGTTTAGAAAATCTTTGTGCTTTCTTTGTAGCTTGTCGATGTCTCCGGCGGTAATGGGCGCACAGTATATAATCAATGGCTGATCTTCTTCGCCCCACTCAACAACCTCGATTTGTTTACGCTGCAACGCACGCCGCGCTGCGATCTGTTCTCCCAAGCCCATTATTTACCCCTATGATACGGTCGTTTCAGTCAGACCGCCGGTGCCTTGAAAGCTATATGTGGCAGTCACGATACCGTCAGATGATACGCCAACAGACCGGCTGGTGACAATAGCTGAACCAGTCAGCTTATGATCGCCAGATGTGTTGCCTTCCATCTGCAAATTAAGTGTGATGCTTGAACCGGCTGTGCAATTATTGTGCGCGGTGTCAGTATCATCGAAATAGGTTTCAACGCTGCCGCTGAAATCAGTGAATGATGCTTTGTATGTTTTAGCAGTGTCACCCATTGCTGTATCTTCAATGGTGTCTGCGGTTTCATCAACAGAAAAGCTGATCACTTCAGCCATTGCGTCTGTGCCGATAAGAACGACACCCTCGTTGCCTTTAAAAGTTGCCATCGGTTTGTCTCCTATGCGGCAGTTTCAACGTCATTTTCAACGGTTCGATATTCGACCGTCACTGTAAACCGACCAACGGCCACCGGCTGTTCACCGTCACCCGCAAAATCAGCTTCAAACGCGGTGATCTGTGCATCTTTAGCCAGACCGCCAAGCGTTATATCAGCGGCAATGGCCTCTTCGACCTCAACCGCTATAGTGTCAAGCGTGTTGTCATAGTTCGACACGCCTTTAACGTATGCTTCAACAGCAACGTCCAAAACCCTGTTCACAGAACGTGGCAAGCCGATTGTATCATACTCGCTTGTCTCGCTCTTTGTGTATATGCACAACGCTGGCAGATTTGTTTCTTCCAGCGGAAATATCCGACTGCGGAATATATTGCTGCCCGTTGTTGTCAGCCCCGTCAGCGTGGTCACAATGTCATCGCGTATTTGTTGCCTAACGTGGCTCATTGCTTTTCCAATACCAGTGTCGTCATACCAGTGCCGTCATCCTGCACAATGCGGATGGTGTAGCCTGTAGCGTCAATCGTAATCGTGTCGCCTTCAGCGGCTGTGGATACATCTGCGGTGCGGCAAACAAAACGTGGCTGTTGTAGTGCAAACCCAACACCGCCACCAGCGTCAACCTCGACAAAATCGTTGTCAAATATGCCATTCACTGTGCCGCCGTCATAAGTAGCAGCAACGCCAAAATCATCAATGCCAACAAATATGGCACGATCATCTGCGCTTTCGACCGCCACTATTCGTCATCCACCGCTGGCGCGACAGTTTCCTGCACCGGCTTTTTGACTGCTTTCGCTTCTTTAAACGGTTTAGCGTATCCGCGCGCGATAAGTTTCTGTGCCTCAGTATCACGCACATCGTGATCTTCTCCGGCAAGCATTATGCCCGTCGAACCCGCTTGGCAATCTTTAACAACCGTAATTTTTACTAATCTATTTGGCATTTTTCTTTGTGTTCCGCTTGACTAGGCTGCTGGCTGATTTCTTTGTCAAACCCACAGCGCGATCAGTGATACCAACTTTATCTTCGTAAACCTCAACGCGGCCAGTGTTCACCAGATCAAGGCCAATATTATCTTCGACCTCAACAATATCACCGATGTTATATGACACGCCTTTGATCAGAATGTTTCTTTTGCATTTAATCTTCATCAAAATCCCCTATGGGTAAAACGGGGCAGCCGAAGCCGCCCCGTCATTTGATTTATGATGCGTCGATGTCCAAGCACGCTGCGAATGATTGCGCGTGACGTACAGCAACGTCCATTTCCTGCATTACGCGGATGCGTACTGCGCCGGTTGAACCGGCTGTGTATGGATCGACCAACACGTCTGGTGTTGAGAAGAAACCAAGCATCAGTTGGCTAAAGTCACCAAAGATCATAGCAGATGCTGGATCAAGTGTGCCTTTGGTCAGATCTGATGGCACGTTGTTGGTTACAGCCAGTCTGTATCCATAGAGGCTGTCCCAAGGTGCATCCAGCAACATTACGCTATCTGTTGACGCAACCTTTGATGTTGATGCCATATGGCTCTTCACCTTCGGGTTTGTCAGATAGGCAAGTGTGTTGCCGTTGATCGCTGCGTTGTCAACCTCAACCTCTTTTACTAGGCTTGTAATCGCTGCCCAAGTAAGATCGCCACCGTTTGTGCCGATTGCAACAGAACCAATACCAGATGTGCCGGTGATGCCGGTTGGCTCATTTGAGCCGCCGCCTTCGATGGCAACATCTTCAACTTTTTGTGCAATCGCGTTCAACAGATCGTCACGAACGATTTGCTCAACTGATGGATCGGATTGAACCATTAACAGACGTGATACATCTGTGAATGCGCCAAGTGATTTTGGTGACATTGTGATCTGGCTGAATACAGCGTTGACCTCAGATGTTGCACCATTCTCAGCAACAAAACCAGCAGATACGCCAGTTGCCAGCTTTGGAATAGCCACATCGCCACGCAGACCTGTCATAAAGCGTGCGCCAAGTTCGCTGAATACTAAGCGTGCGCGAAGCGCGTCAACAAACTGATCGCCAAGGTGATCGGTTGGCCGCAGGAAACCACCGGCACTGTCTGTGCCAACAGTCAGATCACGCTTGCCGCCCCAGAATGTATCTGGTGCATAAAAGCCGCGTGCTTCACGTCCGGTACGCTTTGCGATTTCTTCAGAAACCTCACGCTCCAAACCTTGCAGACCTGAACCATTTACCAAGCCGCGAACAGCTTTGATGAATGAATAGTCACGCTCTTCTTTAGCTGACATATCAACCGCACCGGCTGACTGCTCAAGTGGCTTGCCTTCGCCAATGGCGTCCAGCAATGTTGCGCGGAATTGTGCAACAGTCTGCCCCGCACCGATGGCCTCATCAGCCAGATCGCGGCGGTTGTGCTTCACAGCAAGATTGATGATCTCGCTGGCATTCTTTTGGAAATCGCGCTTGGCTGCTTCGGCGGCTGCTTCGCGGATTTCGTTTTGATCAATTTCTGACATTTTTGGTGTCTCCTTATCTTTGATCACTGGTTCAACATTAGCACTGCGATTAACGCCCACACCGGCATCGGCTGGCACGCTCACAATGCTTGCTTCGTATGGAATCCACGAAGAGATGCCGACCGTCCCGTCAGATCTCTTATCTTCCATTTGACGTATCTGATAGCCAATAGACACATTGGATCGGATACCGTCTTTGACATCATCATACACTTCCCTTGCAAGCGCACCTTTTCCAAAGCGCACAACCGCCCGCAGTCTCCGGTCGGCTTCATCAAGGTAAGTGCGTTCGACAACGCCAATCTGTTTTGTCATATCGTGATCTAGCAGCAACGGTGCGTGGCCGCTATTCATCCGTGACAAATCTACTGCTTCGCGGTTGTGCCGCAAAACCTCATAACCGAATGACCGTTCAACTGGCTCTTCTGATGACAGTGACATACGCACGCGGCGGTCATCTTCATCAACCATTTCACCAGCAGCGGCGCGAAATACTAACTCGCCACGATCAAAGCGTTCCATTTCATCATCTTCATCGTAACCAGTAGTTTCAGTGACCGGCGCGTCTGATTTGCCAAACGTGATTGTCACCGTTTCATCGGTTTCTGTGATGTTTTGTATGTGTCTATCCATTGCTTTATCTCCGCCATCAAGATACCTCAAAGCACTGATCTTGGTCAATGTGCTAAACTTGTGACCAACTAGCCGGTCGGTTTCTTCATAACCTTCATCTGTGCTTTGATATATGCGTATCAACGCCGCCGGATCGTCTGGCGTGCCGGTGATTGTGAAATCACTGTCAGGCACATTGATCGATCCATCACGTTCAATGCGTTCAATCTCGCCCCGCGCAGTGCCGCCGGATGACCCCCACGACACAAAATCACCAACTGAAAGCGCATCTGGTGCAGCGCGTTCGCCTTCATCAATACGATCTAACATAGCGTCCTTTGCCCTTGCCCAAGTTTGTCCATCGTTCCCCCCCCAAGCCGACCAAGCCACCCTGCCCGGGGACGGGTAGCCATCTTCGCCGGGGCTGAAACCTTCAGCTTGCTTGTCAACCTCGTGCCGACTGAAAAAGCTGTGCATCCGGCGCACTGTTTCCGGCGATAATTCTTGCCGGTTTACTAACTGACGCGCACGCGCAACTGCAACGGCAGTGCCGCCTTTGTTGCCTTCTTCACGCCACTTGAAAAACTTTCTGGCCTCCGCAGCCATACCAGCAGTGGGTCGCAGATTTACTTCAACGCCTTTATATTTCGGCATCGTCTTCACGTCCTACGTCGATTGATGGTTGTGCTGGCAGTTTCTGGCCAAATGGCTGAAACGCTGTATCTATGCCATAACGGTCGGCCAGTTCGCTTTCGCGGTTGATCTGTTCAAAGATCTCTTCAGTGTCACGACCATACTGGCTATGCACATCTTGCAAGCTGACGATGCCGTTGTTTAGTGCAGTGACGCTGGCGTTGATCTCTTTGGCCGGATCGACCCAAGCAAAGCCGCGTGGCCGGTATATCACTTGATCAGCAAACAGATCATATTTACCCATTGGCAGATTGATGCGGCCAACTGTGATGGCCATTTCTAACCAAGCGCGGTATATCGGGTCAATAAACTGGTCGATCATAAACTGTTGGATCATCTTGAAATGATCACGATCTTCAATGGTGCCTTGCCGGATACTGCTATAGCTGACACCTTCCAGATTGTTTGCCAGTGACACATAGCTGACGCCAAGCCCTGACGCTATGCCGCGCAGAATAGCTTTTTCAAATTCATCAAAACTTTCGGTGCCAGATGACGGGTCAAATGCTTTGAAATCCATTCCGACTGGCAACTGTGAAAACGTGCCGGGGCTGGCGTCCATTATCGGTGCCGCGTTGTCATAATCGTCACCAATGAAGCCATCACCTTCGGGGCTGGTAAAGAAACCCATCTTTGACGCGGCAACACGCGCATTGACCAGCGTGGCTTCTTCATAGCCATCCAGCATCTTTAGCCGTGACAATACGTTTGACATCCACGGCGTGCCGCGTGTTTGACCAGCGCGTTCCTGTAAATAGCAGTGAATGATCTGGTCTGCTGGCACGATCTTGTGATGGCGTTTTGTCTTGCTGCCATATCCCTGATCGTGGTGCGGGTGATCTTCAAACAAATAATAATTCAGCGGCTTGCCGGTGCGCCGATCTAACTCGACACCCATCCGCACCTCATTGCCGTTGTTCAGCCGCGCATCATAGCCTTCATCAAGATAGTCAGCTTCCAGAAATTTCAGTGAAAAGCCAAACGGGTTCCCAGCAGGGTTTTTGATTTTCTGAATAAGCACTTCGCCATCGCGTGCCAGCGTTTCCAGAAACAGCCGTTGTGCTTGCGACCACGACATACGACCATCAACTGTGCAAAAGCCAGTGCGACCCCACTGTTGCCAAGCCTGTTCGATGATACGATTGCCAACACTGTCAAGCGATCCATCATCGTTACGTTTCCGCACTTGTATCCGCACGCCGTTATGACCGACCACGTTTGTTGTCATTATCTGCAAATAGCGTTTGCCATATGGATGATTGCGGCTGATGTCGCGGCATCTGTCGCGCAGAATACGCAATGACGGTTTAATTTCACTGTCGGCTGACCGGCTGCTGCTGATGAAATCGCTGAATAATCTGCCGGTATCTGCACCGTGATACGCTCTAGCCATCTTGCGTGGCTTTGGTTTTGCTTTGAAAAAATCGAAAACGCCCATTGTTAAAACCTCACAAGCACTGTTGCGCCGGTTGCATCACCCTGCTTGGCACGTTCGATACTTAACTCTTTTGAGTATTCTTTTCTGTAATAATCACGCGCACTGATTAAATCTTCAAACGACATTTTTGTTAATGACCGCCCGTTGATTGAATAGCTGGCAACGTCTGCATCTGCTTTGCCTTGCAAAATGCTTTCGATCTTGTCGATCATTACTTGCGCGTGACTGCGCGGGTCAACATTGTTATCCAGATCATAGTGTATATCTAGCGTGCCGGTATCGATGATAATCCGGTTGCCAGATGATGTTTCAGTGACTTCTAACTGCCAGTGATAGTGACCTTTCGTAAACGATGCACTGTCCGCGCTTGAAATAGTGAAAAGATAATATGTGCTAGTTTCTGTGGCTGTAACTTTTATTTCACTACCGCCACCACTTATTCTAGCAACGTATTCTGCGCTATGTGTTGCAGTTGGATAATCGCCAACAATATCTTCGCGCTTCCATTGCACAAAATCACCGATAGCAAATTGCAGTGGTTCTGTGCTTGGCGCGTTATTTACATCAAAAAGATTTGCCATTAGTTACCGCCAAGAATTGACAAAGCCGCCTTGCCGTGGTCGGCGGGCAAGTGGATTTGGCTGTTGCGGTTGCGGTTCTGTTTCTGGTTCCGGCGCATTTACCACCCTATCGGCAACAGCGTTAATATTCAGCGACAAGATGCACAA